GTCTCAAAAATGTCGATGGCAGGTTCAAACGCTGGCTGGATGATGGCTTGAATGATCGGCTTGTCACCCTCAAAGAAGTCCGCCAATTCTGGCGTATTCATAGCGGCGTTGGTGTAGAACGCCAGCTGTGGGCTGTATTGAGCGCTCACCATAACGCCCCGGCCAAACTTAAAATCCAGCACGAACGCGTACCTATCATTACCGCCAATAATGTCGGCCGTTCCGAACGCGCCGTCGATGTCAGGGTACTTCACCTGCGCCTCGCATTCAAAATCATACTCGCCATAAAGCCTTGCGACTTCATCTAAAGCGTCCAGCGCCGGCACGACCATTTCATCATACAGCTCATCCGTTAAGATATGGCCTGGGTAGTCTTCATGCTCGAACCCAATCATCTCTTCACGGCTTTTATCTTCAAGCAAGATAACTTCCATAGCGGCGTGCAGCATAGAGCCTTCATCCGCAAATGAAGACGACCTGCGTTCAACCCCTTGTGATAGCTTGTAGCTTGCCGGGCATTCGATCAGCCTGCCGGCTGTTGATCCACCCACGACGTTAGAATGATTACCCATTTCACTTGTTCCTTTCTCTAATACTCTCAACTATCATCTTTTCTACTTCGCCCTTTCCTCTTCGCACGGCGATAATATCCGTGTCAATCGTATCTTTCGCCACAATCAAATGCGACCATACCTGGTCACTCTCTTGCCCTTGGCGACGCAGACGAGCGACGGTCTGCGCGTACTCATCCATACTATAGGTATGCCCGAACCAGGCTATGACGTTGCCGCCTTTTTGTAGGTTCAGCCCATGTCCAAAACTTAACGGATGCCCTGCAACGTATTTAAGCTCGCCCCTATTCCAACTGTCGATCATAGCTTTGACTTCATCATCAGAGACGCTGCTATTTATGCACGGCGGATCACCCATAAGTTCGACGTCATATTTATACTTATAGACCCCGACCAGGCTATCGCTGCCGTTTAGAACCTCGGCCATAGCGTCCGCTTTAGCCTCATGCACCGGGAACGGTACGCCATCCGTATAGTAAAAGCCGTTGGCGATCTGTTGCAGCTTGTTCAGCGTCGCTGCGACCGTCGGCGTCATAAGAACCTCACCATCGCCAATATCCGCTACGAAATGCTGTTCCAGCTCGTCATACAAGCGTCTGGCGTTAGGCGGCAGTTCGACTTCGATAATGTTCTCAATCAGCGGCGGTAGCTGATCTTCATATTCAGAATTATCAATCTCAAAAGTTAACGGCGCTATCATGGCCGCCAGTTTCTCTTCGGCCCCTTGTGCCGGCTTAATCTGCCATGGCTCGCGCCCCCAGCGCACCATAAACTCGGCGTCAAACGCCGTCTTACTCTTACCGAGCGTACGACCGCCGTCGATGACATAAACCTGGGCGAATACGTCCGGCACTTCGCCGCCAAGCGTACCGGTCAGCCCGATCCGCGTTTCAAACGCCGGTATATATTTCTTCAGCTTCTTGAACCGCTTGGAGCTTGGATTTTTCATCCACGTTACTTCATCGAATACGATCGCATCGAACATGATCGCCAGGTCAAAATTATCCAGCGCCCATATTAAATTCTCATAATTCATAATGACGACGCTGCTTTTAACCTCAAACGCTCGCTCTCGGGCCTGTGGCGCGCCAATCGCAACGCTATAGTCGAACGTGATATGGTCCCATTTCTCGATTTCTGTCGGCCAGGTCATCTGCGCCGGCCGTTTAGGCGCCAATACTAGCGCTCGTTCTACGTCGCCTTTATCCAGCATATCCTGTAGTGCCGTCGCCGTTATGACGGTCTTGCCGGCACCCATAGGGCAAAGCATCAACGCGTCAGGGTTTTGCCTGATAAATTCGATAGCTTTCAGCTGATACTTATGCAGGTCACTTCTGGATGGCATCTAAAACGTCCTTAAACTCTTCGACTGATCGCACCACCGCCACATAACAGCCAAACGACCGCAGTATCTTATGCATCGCTGCTTGCAGTCTGGACACGCGCCCGGTCTCTGTTTTCAGCTCAACAAACGCAAAACGCGGGCCTTTGGCGATAACTAAACGATCCGGCACGCCAGCATTACCAGGGCAGACGAATTTGAGAAACAGCATCTCTCTGTCGCTGGCAATCGCTCGGCATTTAGCCTCTATATCTCGTTCAAGTGGCCGCATTCACCGCACATGAACTTAGACCCTAGAAGAGTGTGCAGGGTCATGGCGTCGCGCAGCGCGCGCCTTAGAAGATCGACGTCGATCTCAACAGTGCCAGTGTACTGATTGGCGTGCTGACGTTCAGTCTCGACGATTTCGTGTAATGTAGTCTGCATCTAATATCTCCTTCACTGTCACTTTTTTGTCCGTCATCTTCTCAATTATCTCTGCATTCTTTTCGCTCGGCCGAATTATAAAGCTCGCCCAATTAAATACAGCCTGACGAGACACGCCGCACGCGTCAGCGACCCATTGATACGGTCTCCGCTCTTGCTTTAAGTAGTCTCTCAAGTCCATAGTTATCGCCCGCAGATGTTATTGACAGTCGTCAATCTAGCTATTAACTTTACGACTGTCAATAGCGACCTGGACAAAAAAGAAGCCCCCGATTTTTAAGCCGGGGGCTGAAGTCCAGGGAGGTAATAGTGTCAACCAGTGAAAGGATTAACGAATATGACCGTACATGATGCCGCAACTTTTCTCAATAGTGTTTTTGAGCATATCGCCGATGATGAGTATGTCTGCGTTTCCAAACAAATCGTTAAGGATGACGGCGACATCATTTTTCTTAACCGTTTTCCCAACGACGATGGTTTTAAGCGGTGGCTCCGCAACCCGAACCGTACCGAGGCGGCCTGGTACTTCAGCCTTTGCAGCGTTGACGGCACGTTCGATGAGGCCACTGGCCAGACCAAGCGCGGCCGTCAGCACCTCAAACGGTATTACGCTCTCGTTCTCGACGATATCGGCACTAAGGCGGATGCTCCTGGCGTAGAGCCTAGCTGGAAGCTAGAGACGTCACCCGGTAACTACCAGTGGGGCTATCTGCTCGTTCCCGGTACTGATTTCGAGCTGTATGAGACGGTCGTCGAGGTTCTTGTGCAGCGCGGCTATGGCGATGCCGGTGCCGGTGGCGCGTACCGGATCATGCGCTTACCGTCGAGCTGTAACCTGAAGCCTAAGAATAATATGTTCAAGGCACGTTTAGACAGCTGGCAAGACGTCGATTGGACCCTGCAAGAGCTTATCGACGCGTTCAACATCACTGACGCTGAGCTTGCGGCTTGCAAGGTCAAGGTAGCTGAAGTCTCAACGTCTGCCGTCTACCAGACGCACGGCAGTTTCGTTGACCCCGTTTTGACCTGGCTGGAAGCTGAGGGCTTACTGCGTGGGGCTGTCGGCAGTAATGGCTGGACTGATATTAAATGCCCCTGGTCCGAGCAGCACACCACCGGCGCCGACACGGCCGGGTATAATCCTCTCGGTCACGGCGATGGTCAGTTTAAGCACACCCGCGCATTCAAATGCCTGCATGAGCATTGCAAGACAAAGCGTATCGGCGACCTGAGTGAGTGGATCGTCGAGCGCGGCGGGCCGGCAGCTATGGGTTATGACCCGCTGCCTGTCATTCAACAGCGTTTTGCGTTCGTTCAGTCCGGCTCAAAGGTCTTCGACCTGGAAGCCCGTATCAACGGCCGCGATCCTGTTATCGACCTGGCCGACTTCAGTAATATGTATTACCTGCATGTCAACGCCGGCGGCGACCGCACGGTGCTGCTGAAGACAGCTTTTCTCGAAAGCCGCGATACGGTCAGGGTCGAAAACATTAAGTATGTGCCAACTTTGGACGACCAGCCAATCGTGACAGTCAACGGCGGTCGCGTCGGCAACTTGTACGTGCCGCCGCAATGGTCAGAGACGGATGAAGAGCCTGAGCTTTTCCTACGCCATATTGAGTTTCTTATTCCTGACGCAGACGAACGCGCATGGTTCATGGCCTGGCTCGCGCATAAGATACAGAACCCAGCCTTGCGGGGGTTTGCTTGTGTCATGGTCGCTGAACAATTTGGCGTCGGCCGCTCCCTACTTAAAGACTTTCTCTCTAAGATGCTGCCCGGCGCCGTCAAGCCGGCAACGCTCGGTCAACTGATCGGTAAAGGGTCGTCAGCTGATGCGACATATAATGATTGGGGATCAGGATGTCAGTTTCTCACCGTCGAAGAGGCGAAAGATAACATGTCAGCCGACGATTTTTATAAGGGCTATGAGAAATTTAAGCAGATCGTCGACCCGCGCCCGGTCGAAATGCGCGTTAATCCGAAATTTGGTCGCGTTCGCCTAGAACACTTATATTTTAACGCGTTGATTTTCACCAACCACGCCGACGCGCTCAGCATTCCAGAGGATGATCGGCGGATTATGGTGATAACCAATCCCCGACAGCGTAAAGAGGTAGACTATTATCAGCCGCTTTTTGATGAAATTCGCGACCCAAATGGTATGGAGCATATACGGCTGTATTGGTATCTGCGTCGATATTGCGTCGATCGTGACGTTGTTTACGCGCCAGAGACGAAAGGTAAGCGGACAATGGAGAACGCGTCGAAGTCGTCTTACGATGAGATAGAAGACTGGATTTTAGAGAATTGGGAGCGTGATTATATGACGCGCGATACACTCGCCGACGCCGCTCGCAAGGCGGCCGGCCAGCTCGGCCTGGCGTCGACCATGCAGGGTCGGCCGCTTGAAGGACTTGTTGCGAGGATATGGCGGCGGCTGCCCGATCCGTCTTTTTACGTGGGGGATCGGAAGGGTTTTCGTCCGAGAATTGACGGCGTTCAAACTCGGGTAAAAGCGTTGAGGCAAGGTACAGAGGTACATAGCGATTCTGAATGGAAAAACCTTATATAATGTAGGGTCATTTCTATGTTCCATGTACCTCAGCTTTTTCCTCAGTCGTTCCTCAGACAAAAAATGTGTGTTTTCAACCCGTTAACGTTAGATATAGTCTTATTGAGGTACTGAGGTACATAATATCTATTTATATGATATATTAGGGGATAGAAACTGCTATATATCCCTTAATTTTATACTCTATAGGGAGAGGGTGAAAATGTACCTTTGTACCAATGGCGTTTTTGGCGGTTTTTGGCGAAGGGTTTTGGAAGCGGTTTTTACTTCTGCTGAAAATTTTAGCCGACGGGTTTTGGAAACGCGCTTTACTTCTGTTGAAAATTTTAGCGGTGGTGATGGCGGCCGGAAATTAAATTGGCAGAGTAAACTGGCAGGCGGCTGCCAATTTAATTCCAGGCGATCGGCGATCGGCGATCGTTTTTAGAATATGACTAGAAGGCGGTTTTTTTAGCGCGTGGCGCGCCATGTTCAAGGCGGCCGCTGGTACCCTAGCCTGGGGAGATAGATACGCACCAGCGGCCGTTATAGGCTATTGTGAGCGGTTTATAGTTTTTTATCCGTCCGCCGGCATAAAATAAAACCGCCGGCGATCGGCCGGCGGTTAAATCTATTCGCTTTCCAGTTTTTTAAGCTTGGCCATTAGATCGGCCGGCGGTTTACGCGATAGGCGTTTAAACCTTTCAATCTCTTTACGCGTGCGGTTTATGGCTAGCTGTTTTCGTTTTTTATCGTGCGGCATTATCGCGCGCTACCTGGCGTCTGAATTCTGCTATAGCCTCTCGTTTTGTGTATCCCACAAATTGACGCGATACGAGAAAACCGCCGATCATAGCAGAGACGCAAACCATACCGGAAATAGGGTTTATATCGACGCTAGTTTCATACTTCATTTTTTAAACCTTTCAATCTGGCAACGCGTTAAATGCGTTTTCTATCTGTTTCAGCTCGGCGTATTCTGCCGGCGCTACAATGGCAAGCGTATGCCAATCAATGCCGTATTGCGTACCGCCCGCTAGATCGCGCCAAACCTTGCGCAATATAGCGTTGTAGCGGCGCCGCGCGCCGCGTTTAGTTTTAATCTTCATCGAATAACCCTTCCAACGCTAGCGCGTGCAACAATGCAGACTGTAGCGCGTTATAAGCCTGTTCTGCGTTCAGGTCTTTATCGCATCGCGCGCCGTATGTTACGGCATAAAATCCGCCGGCGCATTCTACCAGGTTTATGGGATATCCGTTTTTACTGGTAATTGTTAGCATGGTTTTTACCTTTCACTGTTGCCTAGCCGTTTAATCTGCTAGCGAAAACCGGCAACTGGTAGTTAAACCTATCAGCTGCCGGCTTATCGTTAGAAGATTAACAAGAGGCTATAGCTGCCAGCGAATAGTGACAAAATAGCCGTAAATTCTAGCAGCGTTTTCATGTTTCAGGGTCCAGTTCGTTATTTTCGTTTATGGCGCGGGCTATTTCATACCAGTTGACAGCTGATAAAAACGCGCGCGCATAGTCTAGCGCTAAACCACCGGCGCCGTCGGCCGTCAAATAATCGTCAGCCATGTCCGCCAGCATGTCGCCGTCGACGGGGCTGCCGTCTGGATCATAGCCGTCAAATAGTTCCAGATTAACGCGCCAGGTCTCGTAGTTTGCCCAACCGTTATATTTTTGATCGGTCATGGTTTATACCCTTTCAACGTCAAAAATCACGGTTTCACAATCGCACGCGAGCACGCCGTAAGATTGCATATCGTGATATTTCATAAAGCCCCGGTTTTCGCCTGACGCTATTGCGTGAAAATATCCGTGCTCGTCGACGCAATCGTTAATGAATAGGCGCAGGCTCTCAGCGTCGCTATCTGACAGCCCGGTTATATCGCCATTGAAAAGAGCGGACAGAAAATGCTCTGGGATGACATATTCGACGGTTTTCATGGTTTTACCCTTTCATCCAAGCCGGCAAGTTTTCGCCGTCGACGTCATCACGGCGCGGCATAATCACGCCGAAAACGTCGGCGCGCGCAAATTTTACCAGTGCCGGCGCATTAGGCGAGAATTGTTTAACCGCCATGCCGGCATTTTTGCAGTCAAGTTCGGCGATCATTTTTGAAAATTTGGCGATATAAGACGCGTCGAAAGTTGCGGCCGTTTTCGGCAGGTCCAATTCTGAACTGTCAGTTTTCGGCAGTACCGCGCGCCAATTTGGAAAAGTGCCGTCAATCTCTTGCACTTGCGCAACGCCGTACGTTGCGCCGGTAGTGTCGTCTTCACAAGGCACAATTTTCGCCATGCGATCGGCGCCAATAAAAACGCGCCGGTTTTCGGTGTAGTCGCCGCGTTGCGGTTTAAACTGCTGCAACGTCGGCTTGTCGAATGATAGGATCATATCGCGCTCGCAATAGCCCTTCTCATCATAGACTGCCAACAGCGTATGGCCGTCAGTTGCAACGCCGATCGCGCCTTGTACCGCGTGCGCCGTAAAGAAAACGCCGCGCAGATAGTAGCGCGTTTGTTCATTCGATTTAAATTGATCGGCCGCGCGAATAAGAGACGTGTTAAAGCTTAGCATTGTTTTACCCTTTCAAGGTTTCAGAGATTAAGAAGAGCGGAACTTGCGGTTATATTCGGCGCGGATATCGCGCATATGCCGCTTTTTAGCGATCGCCGGCAGCGCCGCATAATAGGCGTTGAACGTCGGAACGTCCGGGTTCTGCCGAATAGTGCGCCGCAGTGTTGACGTTAAACCGCCAAACGAGCGGCTATAATGCGCAACGCGATCGCGCTCTATACAATTGGCGTCTCTATAATCCATGTCTTTACCTTTCACTGTTAGGCCGGCGCGTTGTGCGCTCGGCGTCACTTTTAGATCACTTTAATTGACAAACGTCAATAGAAAATACGCCTAATTGACAGAACGTGAATATCACGGTAACAGGATACCGTATGAGCAACATAAAACGAGACGACAGCGGAAAGTTCATTAAAGGCGCGCCGTCACCTAATCCGAAAGGCAAGAGCGCCGGCCGTGAAGTTTTAAACAAAGAGATAACAGAAGCATTGCGCCATGCGCTATCAGCTGCACATCCGGACGGCGCAAAAGGCTATATGTTAGAGCTGGCACAAAATAAGCCGGCGCTATTTGTCGGCATGCTGCAAAAGGTTATGCCCAACGAGACGGCCGTCAACGTTGCGGTATCGCTAGGCGACGCAATGCAGGAAGCCAGCGATCGTTTGCGAGCGTACGAAGCCGGCATAATTGACATCACGCCAGCAGCTGATAGCGATCGGCCAGCAGCTGATAGCGATCGGCCGGCAGCTGATAGCGATCGGCCGGCAGCTGATAAGCTCAATAAATTGACATTAGTCAATAAGGATAATGCGTTGAGCTTAGACAAGCGCCGGCGCCGATCGCTTAAACCAAAAACTGAGGACTAGTGGCTAAGTGCTTGAAACTAAAAGCAAAAAGCTTAGGGCGGGGGGCTGCCGGGGGCGGGGGCCGGCGCTCGGCCGCCGGGTAAAAGTTTCCGGTGGTCACGCTGTCAAATTTTTTAAAATTTTTGAAAAGGGTTTATTGACAAATGTCAAAACCTCAACCAAGAACTGACGAACAACAGCTTATCTCCAAGCTGCTAACTTTAGCTGACGACCCTTTGGCTTTCGTTCTTTTTGCCTTCCCTTGGGGAAAGCCTAACTCTCCGCTGGAAAATATGACCGGCCCTCGCGGCTGGCAGCTAGAAGCTCTCACTAAAATCAGGGACCATATCGCCACCAACAGGAACAAGGTCAGGCAAAAGATCGACCCTGAGCTGTTGAAGATGGCTTTCAGCTCTGGTCGCGGCACCGGCAAGACGGCGTTTCTGTCGTGGATTGCGCTATGGATATTCTCTTGCGTCCCGGCAAGTACGACGGTTGTCAGCGCCAACACCGAGCAACAGCTGAAGTCGACCACGTTTCCTGAGATACGAAA